TCGTCAATTAAAAGTTGCTGGGGATCGTACATTCGAAAACTGGACAGTTACATTCATTAACGAAAATAATTTCAAAATCAGAAATTCTTTTGAAAAATGGATGAGTTTGTTGAATCAACATAAGGCTGGTACTGGAAATCATACACTAGAAGAGTATTATGCAACTCTCACAGTTGAACAACTTCAGAGATCGGAGGAAAATGACGCTGTCAAAACGATTAGTATTGTTGATGCATTTCCAGTTAATGTATCTGCAATTGATCTCAGTTATGATACTACTGATACGATTGAAGAATTCACTGTTGAGTTTGCTTATCAGTATTGGACTTCGGAATCATCAACTGATTCTTAATAAGATTAAAAGTTAACATTTAAACATACGGGCCTCTCTTTAGGGGCCCGTATTTATTTGTATAAATAACATTATGGCAGCTATTTCTTATGAAAACTTATTCGGAGCCGATTTAGCGAAAAAAGTCGGCTCATTAGATGATAAACTAGACGTTAAATACAAATCATTTGCGCCTAGACGTGATCCAGAAGGTTCAACTTCCGTTTCTGTTGGAGGTTATTATGGACAATATGTTGATATTGACGGAACATCAGCTTCGTCCGATCACGAATTAATTAAAAAGTATAGAGAAGCCGCGGCACAACCTGAGTGCGAACACGCGATTAATGATATTGTTGATGGCGCAATTGTTTCTGATGATACATCTACTCCTATTGAATTGAATATGCAGGATTTAGATATGCCCGATTCGATCAAAAAGCAGATTTCAGAAGAATTTTCTAAAGTTTGTACATTATATAAATTTAATCGGAGAGGCGCAGACATTTTCAAAGAATGGTATATCGATGGAAGATTATATTTTCATATCATTGTAAATGAAGGGAGTTTAAACAAAGGAATTCGAGAACTCAGACAGATCAACCCTCTTCATTTAAGAAAAGTAAAAGAAATTAAAAAGGTACTTGATCCAAAAACGAAGATTAAGATACCAAAGGTAGTTGCTGAATATTACATTTATTCCGAAGAATCAGTTAATCAAGGGAATTCATTGATTAGTGGAGGAGGTACTGCTGATTATCAGTCATCTGGTATTAAAATTGCGAAAGATGCTATCATTTCGTGCACTTCTGGTATTTTTGATTCTTCGAATGAGAAAGTAATTTCTCACTTGCATAAAGCAATGAAGCTTGTGAATCAGCTTCGAATGATGGAAGATGCCTTGGTCATTTATCGTCTATCCCGAGCGCCTGAAAGAAGAATTTTCTATATTGATGTTGGTAATCTTCCAAAGGGTAAGGCAGAAGAATATGTTCAATCCGTGATGGCCAAGTATAGAAACAAGCTTGTATATGATTCTTCTACTGGCGATATTAAGGATGATACTAGACATATGTCGATGCTCGAAGATTTCTATATGCCAAGACGAGAAGGCGGGAGAGGTACCGAGATCACAACGCTTCCTGGTGGAGAGAATCTCGGTCAGATCGAAGACGTTATCTTCTTTCAAAAGAAACTTTATAAAGCACTCAATGTGCCTATCTCAAGATTAGATCCAGAAACAAATTTTGCATTCGGGCGAGCTACAGAAGTATCTCGCGATGAGGTGAAATTCCAGAAGTTTATCAATAGATTAAGAAAAAGTTTCTCTTTCTTACTACTTGATGCACTAAGAACACAATTGATTCTTAAAGGCATTATTAAACAAGCTGAATGGAATGAAATTGAAGATTCCATTTCTATTGATTATGTCGAAGATAATTATTTCTCTGAGTTAAAAGAGTTTGAAATTATCCGAGAAAGAATCGAAATTTTGAATACTATCAGTGAATTTGTTGGAAAATATTATTCCGAAAAATGGGTTCGAAACAATATTCTTCGTCAGACCGATGAAGATATTGAAAGAATCGATAAAGAAATCGAGGAAGAACCTTCTGACGACGATATGGAAGAATAAAAATCTAAAAATATCAATTATTATAAATACTACTACTTATGAAAAACACAGAAAAACTTTTTAAAGACCTCGTTAATGGAGATGAGGCATCAGCATTTGAATCATTCAAAGGTGCAATTCAAAGTAAATTCGATCAGGCAATGGCTGTAAAGAAAGTGGCTGTTTCTTCTGAAATCTTTAATCATGCTATGGTTGAAGAATCCTCTGATCTATCAGAAGCAAAGCTTGAAGAGCCAGAATCTAAAAAAGATTTAGTTGATTTGCTTAAGAAAGCGAAGCAGGTTCGGGGAGTAACAGATGATGAATATATGTCATGGTACGGTAATATGGACGATAAACTGTTTTCTGAGTGGGATAAGATGATAAAGAAGGATATGAATTATAAGAAAGCATATAAGCTTGGTTATGATGGTGGATCTGACAAAAACCCTCATAAGTCTGGAACACTTGCTGCAGCTATTTGGGCTGATCAATATGCAGCTGGTGCAATGGACGCATAAAATTTATGAAATTAATCACAGAACATTTAGATTCAAACCTTAGTTTCATCACAGAAGCTGATGATAAAGGAAACAAGAACACCTTTATTGAAGGTGTCTTTATGCAAGCGGAAAAACAAAACCGTAATAATAGAATTTATCCAAAGTCTGTCCTAGAGGCAGCATGTAACAAATACATTAAGGAACAAGTTGAAACGGGTCGTGCTGTTGGTGAATTGAATCACCCAGAAGGCCCCACAATCAATCTTGATAAAGTTTCACACAGAATTACTGACCTTAAATGGGAAGGTAATAATGTTGTTGGAAAGGCACTCATTCTGAATACACCGATGGGTAATATCGTGAAAGGACTTATGGAAGGTGGATGTAAGTTGGGTGTCTCAAGTCGTGGTATGGGAACAGTTGAAAATAAGAATAGCAAATCTTATGTGAAGGGTGATTTTATGCTCTCCACTGTAGATATTGTTCAAGATCCATCCGCACCAGAAGCATTCGTTAACGGAATCATGGAAGGTGTAGAATGGATTTATGAGAATGGTATTCTTAAGCCTCAACAAATTGAAGAATATGAGACTGAAATTAAAAAGGCATCAAGTTCTGAACTTGCAGAAGCGCAGAAGAGAGTCTTTAGTGATTTCCTCTCCAAACTCTAATCATTAATAGAAATAAAGCTATGTCAGAAGAAACACAAGAAATAGAAGACATCATTGAAGATGTCACTGAAGAAGAGCTTACTGCTAATGAAGAGCTTGAACAGGATTTACCTGAAGAAGTCTCTGAAGAGCAGGAAGTGTCCTTTGATGATTCTATCAAGTCGATTCTCCTTGGTGAAAAGAAATCATGTAAGGAAGAAGACGACGAAGAAGAGTCTGAAGAAGACGAAGACGAAGAAGAGATGGAAGAAGGCTACATGAAGGCTTCTAAGTCCAAGAAAGAAGAATCCGATGATGAAGAGGAGGAAGAAGACGAGGACGAGTTAAGTGAAGACTTTATGTCTGCATTGGCTATTGGTACTGGAGCAGCTGTTGGTCTTACTGGCGGTCTTATTGGTACACTCGCATTAATATCAGGTGTGCGTAAGAGCATTGTAGCACGAGCAGCTAAGAAAGCTGCAGATGCAAAAGCAGAGGAAGAAGCAGCATATCGAAAGGCTGTTGCTGATAAACAAAAGAAGTATAATGATGAAATTCAATCTATCGCAAATAAATTTGATGATGATAAAGAATTAGCTTCTATGTTTAAAACTGTTCCTGCATATATGCGTGGTAGCAGTGTTAAAGCAAGTAAGAATAATAAAGAACGCACAAAGCAGCTTACTAAAATCGCAAAATATGTAAAGTCTAAGCTTGATTCTAGAGAATTGAAAGCTTTTACTGATATTTCTAAAGCGATAAGAGATAAGCACTCTTCAGTGTCCGAAGCTGCAAAGGTAGAAGACGAAGTAGATGGTGAGAAAGTATCCGTTGGTGTTTCTCAAGCTATCAAAAAGTCTGCTAAAGCGAAAGCTCCCGAGCCTACTGGCAAGGGGGCCCAAACAGATGATTCCGAGCAAGATGGTGAAAAGGCCATTGATGATACTGTAAAGAGCATCAAAAAGTCTACACCAGCTAAAAAAGCTAAAGTAGCTGAAGCCCTTGATCTTCTCATGACAAATCAAGCAGAACTTAGTGAAGATTTTAAGACAGAAGCTGCAACTCTTTTTGAAGCAGCAATTGCCGAAAGATCTCTCGAAATTCAAGAAAGACTTGAAGAGAAATATAACCAAGAGCGCGTCGAAGAAGTCGAAGCTCTTAGAGAAAGTCTCATTGAAAGAATCGATAGCTACCTCTCTTATGTAGTTGAAAGTTGGATTGAAGAAAATACTGAGCAAGTTGAAAATACATTACGTACTGAAATTGCTGAGAACTTTATCTCTTCGCTCAAGGATGTATTTGTTGAAAATTACATCGAAGTTCCAACTGAAAAACGTGATATTGTTGAAGAACTCAACACAGTTGCGGAAGAAACACAGGAGAAGTTGTCTGAATCTGAAAAACAAGTTGAGGCACTTAAGGAACAAATCGAAGCTTACGAAAGAAATGAAGTACTTGCTGAAGCATCCTCCGATCTTTCTGAAAATGAAAGTACGAAGCTCACAGCAATTGTTGAAGATATCGAATTTACCGATAAAGAAACATTCGCTTCTAAAGTAGGTGTTATTAAATCTTCGCTCTTTAACATTAAAGAAGAGTCTACTCTGCAAGACTCTGTAGAAGATTATCAAAACGCAGAGACTGAAGTAATTATTGAAGGTGAAGCCGATCCTATGGAAAAACTTCCGTCTTACATGAAAGCTTATGTAAGTGCTTTATCTTCGTCCAAGTAATTCCACACTTAAACTAACAACATAGAAAGAAATTAAAAAATGTTAAATGCAACAAAAGAACTAAAGAAGTGGGCACCAGTTCTTGAACATACTGATGCTCCTGCTATCACTGATAGCTACAAGAAAGCTGTTACTGCTAAGCTTCTTGAGAACACTGAAAAGGCTCTTCAAGAAGAACGTGCACAAGCCAGCTTCCTTTCCGAAGATATTAATTCAGCTTCGAAGTCGCAAGTAGCTACTTACGATCCTGTTATTATCTCACTTGTACGTCGCGCAATGCCGAATCTCATCGCTTATGATGTAGCTGGTGTTCAGCCAATGTCTGGCCCAACTGGTCTCATCTTCGCGATGAAGAGCCGTTATGCCGATGGTGGATCGCCAGTTGGTGGTAATAAGATTGGTCTTGAAGATACTGAAGCATTCTTCAACGAAGCAGACACAGGTTTTTCGGGTGATGGTACACATGCTGGTGCAGAAATCGATATCAGTAATAGCCCCCAAGATGGTTATACAACTGGAACAGGGCGTGATGTGGCAGCTGGTGAAGGCGACTTTATGAACAACATGGGCTTCACTATCGAGAAGTCAATCGTTACCGCTCAAACTCGGGGCCTTAAGGCTGAATATACAATGGAGCTTGCTCAAGACTTGAAGGCTATTCATGGTCTTGACGCTGAATCCGAATTGGCTAATATCCTCTCGACTGAAATCCTTGCTGAAATCAATCGGGAAATTATCCGCGGTATTAATACCAAAGCTGAACTTGGCGCAAGAACTGATGATACGCATGGCGCTCAAGCTAATCGTGGTACAGACTCTACTGGTACCTTCGATTTGTCCCTTGATGCTGATGGTCGTTGGTCCGGCGAAAAGTATAAGTCTCTTCTTACTCAAATCGAGCTTGAGGCAAATACAGTCGCTCTTCGTACACGTCGTGGTAAGGGTAACTTCCTTATCTGTTCTTCGAATGTAGCTTCTGCTCTTGCAGCTACTGGTTCTCTTGACTATAAGCATGATGCTCTTAGCGTAGATGACACTGGTAGTACATTCGCTGGTACAATCGGTGGAATGAAGGTTTACATCGATCCATATGCACTAGCCGATTATGCAACTGTTGGATATCGTGGATCTAACCCATACGATGCTGGTATGTTCTACTGCCCATACGTTCCTCTTACTATGGTTCGTGCAGTTGATGAAAGCACATTCCAACCTAAGATTGGATTCAAGACTCGTTATGGTCTTGTAGCAAATCCATTCGCGAATGGTGATGGTTCGCAGATTGTTAAGGACAGCCTTGGTGCTAATCGTGCGAATAGATTCTTCAGAATCTTCCGCGTGAAGAACATCAATGTTGAAGATGCACCGACATCTCCATAAACATTAATTCATTAAATTAATTTTAAGAGGTCCTCGAAAGAGGGCCTCTTTTTTTGTCTAAATACTATTATGCAATCGACTAGTAACATTACATCTAATTATAATTTTCTATCTCCTACTGGTTTTAAATTAGTAATTAATAGAGAAAAATTTGCAAATACTGAATACTTTTGTACATCAGCATCATTACCATCATTATCACTAGGACAAACCGATGTACCATATAGACAATTCAAGGGTTATCTACCAGGCGATGTAACGTATGATGAGTTATCAATTCGCATTGCGGTCGACGAAGATTTAGTTGTATATAAAGAAATACATGATTGGATACTGCGTAATCGTGATACTAATAATGTAGAAGTAAATGATGCCACTCTTTTGATTATGACTAGTCATGTGAACGTAAATAAACAAATTCAGTTTACTAATCTTTTTCCAACATCAATTGCCGCTTTAGAGTTCAGTTCTCAGAATACTGATATTGAGTATTTTCAGATAGACGTTAGTTTCAGATACGACTACTTTAAGTTTCTATAAATAATTTTATGGTTACTTTAGAGAATGTATTAGAAATGTGGAAAACCGACTCTGTTATCGACGAAAATGATTTAGATAACGTTACGATTCAGACATCAAAGCTTCATGCTAAATATCTTGAATTATTTGCTGTTGCTAAATTACAGTTGAAATCGAACGAGAATAAACTCGATGTTATCAAAAAGGATAAGTGGTTATATTTCACGGGGAAGATGACTCAACAACAAATGGACGATAAGGGGTGGGCATACGATCCATTCCAAGGTATGTCTAAACCACTTAAGTCTGAAATGGATATGTACTATAACTCTGATAAGGATATTGTGAAGGCCCGAGACCTTATCCAATACTCAAAAACCTTGATCGAAACATTAGAAGAAATTATCAATTCGATTCGTTGGAGACATCAACATATTAAGAATATCATAGAGTTTCGTAAGTTTACCTCTGGTATATGATTTCAATTAATAAAAAGAACGAAGCATTGCTTTACATCACTTCGGATGATTCTGGTATCTTGATGGAGCTGGGGGAGTACTTTACTTTCTTTGCAGATGGTTATAAATGGATGCCGGCATACAAGAACAAACTGTGGGATGGTAAAATCAGATTGTATAATCGTATGAATAGTACCATTCCTTATGGTCTATTAAATGAAGTTCTTCAATTTGCAAAAGATCGGAGTTATCAAGTAAATCTTTCGAATGAGATTGAAAACAGATTCTCTTATGATGAATCATACATTGATTCCTTGCCATTGTGCTCTGGAGGAAAAGAGATTGAAGCAAGAGATTATCAGAAGAAAGCATTTGAATTTGCGACAGAGAATGGAAAAGCAATTCTAGTATCTCCAACTGGTTCTGGTAAGTCTCTTATTATCTACATGCTGATTCGTTATTATCTTCAAGAGGAACTTAATAAGAAAGTCATCATTGTTGTTCCAACTACTTCCCTGGTTGAACAGATGTATAAAGACTTCGCGGATTATTCAACTAATGATTCTGACTTCGATGTAGAAGAAGATGTACACAGAATCTATTCTGGTAAGGAAAAGACATTTGATCAATCTGTTGTTATCACTACATGGCAGAGTGCTATTAAATTACCTCAACAATGGTTTGAACAGTTTGGATGTATCATTGGAGACGAAGCACATACATTCAAAGCAAAATCTCTCACAACGATTATGAATCGATTGATTCATGCTGAGATGAGAATCGGAACAACTGGTACTCTTGATGGAGGACAAGTGAATGAGTTGACATTGATTGGTAACTTTGGGCCTGTGTATAAAGTAACCACGACACAAACTCTAATTGATTCTGATACTCTTGCTGATTTGAAGATTCAGTCTCTTGTTCTTAAATATAGTGATGAAGTTCGAAAAGCATTTGGTAAACAGAAATATCAAGATGAGATTGATTTCATTGTATCACACGAGAAACGGAATCGATTCATTACTAATCTGGCTCTGGATCAAACAGGTAATACCTTGGTTCTCTATAATCTCGTGAAGAAACATGGTGAACCTCTATTCAAAGAGATAAGAGATAGAGCAGGAAAGAGAAAAGTATTCTTTGTATCTGGCTCAGTAAATGCTGAAGAAAGAGAAAAGATTCGTACAGTCACAGAGAATGAAAAG